ATGCTCACCGTTAAGCAGATTGAAGCAGCAAAGCCGAAAGAAAAACCATACCGCCTTCTCGATGGTAATGGCCTGTACCTTTATGTTCCTGTATCCGGGAAAAAGGTATGGCAGCTTCGCTACAAGATTGACGGTAAGGAGAAAATCCTGACCGTCGGAAAATATCCGCTAATGACTTTGCAGGAGGCAAGGGATAAGGCATGGACTGCGAGGAAAGACATCTCGGTTGGCATCGATCCGGTAAAGGCGAAAAAGGCTTCGTCTAACAACAATTCCTTTAGTGCGATTTACAAGGAATGGTACGAGCACAAGAAGCAAGTATGGTCAGTAGGGTATGCGACTGAACTTGCAAAAATGTTTGATGACGACATTTTGCCTATCATCGGCGGCCTTGAAATTCAGGATATTGAGCCGATGCAACTGCTGGAAGTAATCCGCAGATTTGAAGATCGCGGTGCAATGGAGCGAGCAAATAAAGCCCGCAGAAGATGCGGCGAGGTTTTCCGTTACGCTATTGTCACCGGCAGGGCTAAATATAACCCGGCACCTGACCTTGCTGACGCCATGAGGGGATACCGCAAGAAGAACTTCCCGTTTCTTCCTGCAGACCAGATCCCGGCATTCAATAAAGCACTGGCAACATTTTCAGGAAGTATCGTATCGCTCATTGCCACCAAGGTTTTACGCTACACAGCCCTAAGAACAAAAGAGCTTCGTTCCATGCAATGGAAGAACGTCGATTTTGAAAACAGGATTATCACCATTGACGCCAATGTGATGAAGGGACGCAAAATTCATGTTGTCCCGATGTCGGACCAGGTGGTTGAACTTCTCACTACGTTAAGCTCCATCACCAAACCAGTATCAGAATTTGTTTTTGCCGGGCGCAACGATAAGAAGAAGCCAATCTGCGAGAACGCGGTGCTACTTGTGATCAAACAAATCGGCTATGAGGGTCTGGAAAGCGGTCACGGATTCAGGCATGAATTCAGCACGATTATGAACGAGCACGAATGGCCTGCTGACGCTATTGAAGTGCAACTGGCACATGCCAACGGCGGATCTGTGCGCGGTATTTACAACCATGCTCAGTATCTCGATAAGCGCAGAGAAATGATGCAATGGTGGGCGGACTGGCTTGATGAAAAGGTGGAGTGAACCACCTTAACCACTATCGAAGTGCACAAAGCCTTGCAATCCAGTGCAAAGCTTGTGTGTCTTAGATTTCAGGGTTGCTTTCTTAGGCGTACAGGTTAATGAAATGCATCAAAATACCATTCACATCCACCTCACCCAGTACTTCATAACCAACTGTTATCAGTGTATTTCCTCTCAGTTTGGTAAAGTGACAACCCTATGAGTACGAAATCGGTTAGGTGCTATCTGGCTATTGCTCTATTTATCAAGGTGCTTCTCTAACGGATTCAGTTTTAATTGAAGATACATCTGATTTTTTTTGCATTCTACGAGCGATGGCATGCCCTATGGATACTGATGGTTTTTCAATAAAGTTATAAGATATGATTGATATAATAAAAGTAGCGCAAATCATAGCTAGAAAAACACCAAATCCTTTACTATCCAATACCCCGTACGGTTTGAGATATAAAACAGCAAGACTGTATACAACCATATGATTAATGTAAAGTGAATAGGATATTTCACCAACATACGTTAGAATTTTATTTCTATATACATCCCTACACTTAGAAATAAGGACTATTGGGGCTATAATCATAAATGAATAAGCCCCCCATGCTACAATTCCAGGTCCATTCCTTAACCCTAGACATAAAAAAAGCAAGGCAATCGCTAATGTAATATTAAGAAATTGAACAACAGGCATTTTATTTATAAGTCTAGAAGGTAGCCTAATGTAGGCCTCTGCAATAATCATCCCCAAAATAAAGTCATATATTATTGGATTTGATACAAATACCAGATTACGAATAATTCCATCACCAGATGGCGGTTGCGCGATAGGATTTAGAAAAACATCTCCGTGAAAGTACAGTTGACCAAGAACGCAAATAATGATGAGAAGAAATGATGCGATCGCAGTTCTATATTTATGGCTGATGCATAATGAAAAAAAGAAAACCACATAGAACCAAATTTCATACGTTAGTGTCCATGCAGGTATTATTATACTATAACCTGACCATGGCCCTATAAAATTATAGTCAATTGGTATGAGCAAGTAGCTCTTTATTATTTGTGATGATGTATATATTGCCTCATAGTTGAGGTATATAGCCAGAGTAAGGATTATAAAGTAAACAGGGTACAACCTAAAAAAACGCTTAGCAGCAAACACCATTGGCCGGTTTTTTGCCTTATTCATTGAAGAATAAGTAATGATAAATCCACTTATAACAAAGAATATATCAACACCAACCTCACCTATACCAAAAAGAATGTCGCCCAAGTCCTTTTGGGCATACACTCCATTTAAATATACTCTAAAGTGAAACGCAATGACTAGAAGTACCGCGATCCCTCTAAGGACTTGAATAGAGTCTAACTTATTTGTTTTTCTTTCCATATCAAAATGTGTTTTACTGATTTTTTTTAAACATACCAGATCAAAGTAATCATTTCAATACATAGGTCTTTTAAAAGTTTCCCTCTGATAAGAAAGAATAGGTTCCTGGCCCACCTGGAATATTGCATGTCCATGCCTTTGGTTGTCCTGAAGCAGGTGCGCTATTGATAACACGCTCACCTATATCCCAGAAACCGGATGTAGGTACTGACGAAAGATAAAATGTTGTTTTTTCAACTTGCAACGCGTTTGATGGCATTCCATATGCACATAGAGAAGGTGAGTTTATGAGTACATTTCCTGAACCATAATTTCTTATACCAACATTTATAGCTGTATCAGTTTCGTATATATACACACCACAACTAACATAGCTCCATTTCCCATTACCAGCTAAAGGTGCTGTAGAGTCTGTTTGTCCTGCACCATTAATTATAAACATAAGTTTTGACGCTGATCCCTGGTCATTGACCCACGCACCAAACCATACAAATTTCCCTTTTAGTTCTGGTGATTTGTTGAGGTCTATCGTTCGTCCCCAAACTCTATCTCCTGTCGTAACTAAGAATGAATAATTACCAGCATAGATGTTTTGAGTTTTTATCAATGTTCCTGTAGTTCCAGATGCCGCAGTCCAGAGCAACATATTTCGATCAAGATAGTTAGCAGTTAACTCTCTGTTCGCAATATCTATTAAATGCGCAGTGTCAGGGTTTTGTGTCGCCGGGTCATAACTACCAACGTATCCGATGGAGTTCACTGTGTTGTTGGCAAGATATAGCCTGTCAGTAACTTTGGACGAAAGATTATTGTGGTACATTGCTAATAAATTATTCACTTTCGATGCGTCTAATAACTGATTATTTTCAATCGTCAGGTTTTTCGCATAGTTCGTGAAAATAAATCCGTCTTGGTTAGGTAGCGCGCTGGCGTAGCCAATCGCGGTCTGCTGATTCCCGCGAATAGATACGGTATCATTAATTTTTGAAAGGTCAGGAATTAATGTAAAATTGTTCGCGATAAGGTGGATATCCGCACGTACTGTAATAGACTCAGGTACACTATACTGGTAACCAATCTCACCGTTGCGTTCCCAATAGTTATCATCAAGGTTAAGGCCTTTAACCCCGTAAGCCAAAAGTCCGTAGAACTTATTTTGCTCTATATTGTTGCCATTAACTCTGACGCTCATACCGCCCTCAGCGTAAGCTGGCGTAAGTAAAACTCCACCGGCTCCGTTACCATAGATACGGCTGTTGATTATATTAATATTATTGCAGTAACCACCAACATTAATACCGTTACCGGCGTTTTGAAACAACCGGCACCCAATGATGTCAATGGAGTAACCGTTAACTAATATTGCGTTGTTATTAGTATTAACCACGTCAATATTTTCTATTTTAATGTGGTTGGCTTCAGTAAGACTGATGCCGTTAGCTGCGTAGCCATTTCCGTCAAGACCAAAGTCCCTGAACTCGCAGAACGTAATTACCCCATCTTGTTGCGTGATTATCGGTGCCGCTGTACCCGTAGAGAAAATTCTGGACTGATATGCGCCAGCACCTCGTATCATGGTGACAGTATTCTTAATCGTAATACCAGGGTCAACAATGAACGCCCCCTCTGGTATAACAATCTCAGTTGGCAACGTAGCATCATCAATAGCCTTCTGAAATGCAGCTTTGTTCTGAGCACCGGTGTTTCCCTCAGCAAACCCGTAGTCTGTAAGCGTCCTCAGGTCGATAGTTAGCTTTTTTGAGAGAATGGTCGATGTGCTATCGACAAACTGTGGGTTATGCATGACTAGAGAGTCGCCAAGTGAGTGATCTTCGCTCAGGAGATTGCCCTTAAACTGATCTGGATCATACTTTAGCACATTCGGAAAATAGAACTGCTGCGCACCGTATGCATCATAAACAGCCATAGAATGGCCTTGCACAGTTACGAACTTGGCAATCTGTCCGTTATATACAGGGTAACCAGCAGCGTTAATGATGATTGGTTGCGAAACAGGAACGTGAGAACCGTCTTCGTTTTCCACATAAACCTGAATCTGGTTTTCTGGATTTACCGGGTCAGTGTCAATTTTACCGATATAAATTTTGCCATTGGCTACGGCTTTAAAAGAACGAGCCATAGTGAAGAGTTGCGAAGGCATGCTTACCACAACATTTGCGGTGATATCTGACATTTCATTGCTCCAGACGAATGATATGATGCAACCATGATGTGATTGCATACCGAAATGGTACTATTGAGTATTTATCCAGTAGGTTACGATGCCATTCCACCCAACTGGTGAGGCATCAAGGATGTACAGCAAATACGACGAGGCGCAGTTTCACTTGAGACTTCCGCATGAACTCCACGCGAAAATTAAGCTGCGTGCGAAGATGAATAACAGGTCGCTGAACTCAGAGATAATTGCAGCGATTGAAGAATCATTGGATAAACAAAGCTCTACATCAGTTTACATTGACGATGCAGAGCGTATGGCAGAACAACAATCTGATATGGTTAAGAAAATTGTCTTTGATACGCTCAAGGAGCTATATAAAAAAGACAGCAGATAACCATCCGTTACGGAGGATTTATGCACAGAGATATGATGAATATTGCATTCTACATATTTGGTTTTTGCACGTTCCTGGTGTTTGAAAAGCTATTCTGACAACGCATCAGACTTAGCCCCCTGCGTCAGAGCGTTAATTGCCTTTTGTGCCTGCTGCATTGCTTTCTCAAAGGCTGTTGATCCGCGTGGGGTGTTTGCCATTCGGAGCATTGCATTTCTGAATGACTCGCTCTCATAGGCACGAGTAAGAAGTCCGTAGCTTACCGCTGCGCCAGTTGTCGCAGGGTTCATTGCTGTCCCATATCCGATAATGAACGGGATGGTTTGCTGCCCTGTTGGTGTTGTTACTGCCGCTTTTGCAGCCTGCTGCGTGGATTGCAGGTAGTTTTTCAATCCTTTCAGATAAGCAGCGTCCTGTCCCTTAAATGTGATGCCAGTCTGGTTTTGCAGGATGTTAAGCTGTCGAAGGAACTGATCAGGGGAACCACCTGATTTCTCCATCGCCTTTCCAATGATGCCATTGCGCATTTGCGCCCTGCCAACACGACCAACTGAGTTATACAGCGTCTTAATTTCCGATTTGTTCTTGCTGAATAGCATGTTGTTGACAACTTCCGGCGTCAGGTCGCCTTTCATGAGAACATTCTTCAGCCTGGTATTCTTTAGTTTCGCCGCTTCGTCAGCGTAGACGGCATTGGCCTGCTGATATTTACGGAGAGTATCGTTGCCAAGATTCTGACCAATGGCACCATTGATATCGTCAGTCATTGCCTTGTAAACGCGCTGAATGGCAGCATCGGAACGGTTTGGTAACACTGGTCGCTCACCCTTCACGTCCATTCTGAACTGGCTGCGCAGGTCGCTTAATTGCTTCAAATCCAGATTTACCGGACCATCAGGGCCAGCATTGCGAACAAGCTCATCACGATATGACTGAAGTTTTGAAATTGTCTCGTTATCAGCAACCTTACCAAGCTTCTGCAGGTTAGATATTTCTGTATCAATCTGCTGAATTGCTCGCGCAGGCTGAATGTTTACTCCAGCCATAGCATTCTGAACCTGCTCAAGACGGTTCCCTGCAGCACGACGAATTCCTGATGTTTTCGCTTTAAGGCTGTCAATAACAACAGCTGGATCATACTCACCGAATTTATCAGCAAATCTCTGCACCAACTGGCTTCTCGCTTCCTGTTGCGTTGCTCTCATTCCGCTTGTGCCAGCTAGGGGGATATTTTCCGCTGTCGTCTGCGCCAATTTCCCGACGCGGGAAGTAGGCTGTAACAGGTCTGTGGTGTGCAGAGGAGCTCCTTCACGCTCTGCAAATCTGATAGCCTGCTGCGCTTCTGGCGCGATAGCACCACGAACGCCACGATAAGCAGCACCTAATCCACGTCCGGCAGCGTTAATAGCACCGCCAGCAAGTACACCAACGCCTAAATCGGCGGCGAGTGCTTCCGCATCATCTTTCGCACTATTTGCAGCAAGTGATCCAACTGCGTTTTCTGCTAGAAGGCGAGTTGCCCCCTGAGCAATTCGACCAGCAAGTGTTGGTGCCTGTGTTGCCGCTCTCTCAATGCCAGCAGGAGTGAGGTAAGGCAATGCTTCAGCAAATACCCTTCCCTCTGTCGTTTGTGGAGTCAGCGCGCCTTGCTTAAGGCCAAAGTCCTGCTCTAATCCCTGCGTTGTTACTCGTGGTGCTGGTTGATATGTACCATCGCCAATGCCGAGTTTACCGCCAGCCCAAGCCGCCGCGCTTGTTACAGCATCGGCAACTGATGCAGGTATGTTTGCCACGTTCACGCCAGCCTGCACCATTCCGCGACCAGTCTCTTTTACTGCTTCGCCAAGATCAGACATGAATCCACTTTGCTGTGGTTGTTGCTGTGCTACTGGTTGCTGTGTCCCCACTGGCTGCACAGATGGCAATGGATAGGCAGCATAGAAAGCTTGCTTAGCCCGCTCTGCATTTTCTCCGGCTTGCGGGGCAACGACTTCATTGAAGTATTGCTCCTGAGCCTGCGCTTTTTGTTCTGGTGCTAACGCCTGATACTGTGGAGAGGCGATAACATCTTTCCATGCTTTAGCCATTAATCACCCCATAGTGAAGAAAAGTTACTGCCAGTAGTAGATTGTTGCCCTGGCATATTCTGCACCGGCTCCTGATAATCAAACTGTTTTTTAACAGTGCTCAACTTGCTTTCAAGCTGATTTCTAATCTTTCCGATAGAGTCACGAAAAGCCTTTTCACTCATTTTGGGGCTTAGGGCACCAACCGCATCGGATAATTTTTTACCCTCAGCATCTGAAAGAGCGCCCATACCCTTCAGGGACTGCACCATAGGGAGGAAAGTTTGAGCTTTAAAGGTGTCGAGCCTTGCTTCAAAGTTAGCCGCATCAGAGCCAGGAACTGTCGGAAACGCTGAGCGAATTCCTACTGCTTTTGAAAGGCCGGGGCTTTGCTCTATCTCGTTGAGAGAATCAAGCGCGGTGCTGAACGTATCAACTGCACCCTGAGCGGCGGCCTGCCTGTCAGCGCGGGCTATGTCAGCCTTTTGCCGAACATCTGCCTGTTTCTGTTTTAGCTCTTCAAGCTTTAACTGATTGCTTTCTCTGGCTATCTGTCTGTCCAGAGCCTTTTCTTGTAATTCTGCTCTTTGTATTTCTCGGGAAAGAGCAGCATTCTGTGCGCTGATGTTCTGTCCACGTATCTGGATGTCCTGACCTCGAGCTGTTAGTGCTTCTCCGGCCTGATTGCTGCGGATTGTCTCTGCAAGTTTTCCGCGATCAATCTCACGACCAGCCATCTTGTCCTGAACATTGAAGTAATCAATTGGACCAAGAGCAGCCATTCCAAGGTGATCAACAAACTCACCAAATCCTGAAGGGTTCTGCTGATACATCTGAGCAACGCTGTTAGGGTCAACACCGACGCGAGTCAGTTCCTTGGCGTTGTTTTGCAGCCATGATTGCATTGCTTCTGGAGACGATGACGCAAGGCGTGCGCCAGCCGCTAAGGTGCCGATAGAATTACGCTGGTCTTCATCAATGAATCCCATGCCTTTACGAACGGATTCAATCTGGTCTGGATATTGAGTAGCCAACTGACGCAAAGCACCGCGATCACCAGACGCATAAGCATTAGCGTACGCCTGCTGAAATTCTTTCTGCCGCTGAGCCTGCTTTTCCTGCTGAAACACCCCTGCAATACCTGAAAGGCCTTGCAAAGCAGTCAGCCCAACATTGTTAGCGCCTGAACGATCAATATCATTGTTCTGCCTGATAAGCTGAAGCGTATTGCCGATGTCATTTACGCTCGGAGCGTTTGAGTTGACGCCGCCGATACCAGCCAACAATCCGCCGTTTGTTCCTTGCCAAGTAGCCATGATTACCCCTTAAAACAACGAGCCAAGCAATCCGATACCAGCACCAATGCCAGCGCCCCAAGGCGTTGATGTTCCCAAAAGGCTGGCAAGACCTGCACCGGCAATCGCACCAGATGTGCCGCCGCTAATTGCAGTCTGAAGACTTGATGGTTTATTGGCATTAGCAGCGGCAAGTGCTGCGCTTTGCTGTGCAATGCTGCTCATGTTGTTGGCGTACGTCTGCCCGGCGTTTGCCTGACCTTGCAGTGCACCAAGCCCAACGTTTGCCAGATTGTTGTAATTGCTCATCTGATTTGATAACCAAGACTGACCGAGTGTCGGCGCGATCGTAGCCAGTTGATTGCTTGTGGCTGTCGAACCAAGTCCACCCGTCGCCTCCGCAGCAGCAAGACTCTGGTAACGAGCCTGACCTGCAAGGTCTTTATACTGCTGAGAGTTGTAATACTGATTAAGTGCCTGCCCCTGACCTTCTAAACTGGAAAGATTCTGAAGCTGGTTAACATACTGCTCCGCAAGCGGCGTGAACGGAGCAAGGTTTTTCATGATCGTCTGCCACTGCTGATTTTGCAGGTCTGCGGCATACTTCTGAGCTTCTGCTGCATACTTTGCGCTTTTATCAGAGCTGCCACCTTTCCCGCCTTTTTCAGGGCAATAAGGTTCCTCGCCGCGCAGTTTTCTGCCCAGCTTAAATGCATATAACATAGCTATCTCCCGTGATTCAGGAAGTCGATTAGTTCTTCGCGTGTGGCGCTGTAAAACGTCACGTCATCCACGCCTTTGAAGTATTTCTTGATGGTTCCTACACGCTTAAGGCCAATCATTGCGCAGTACATCTGACCGTGGCGGAATTTGCGCGCAGCGAACGATGTGACGCACTGAACGGTGGTGTTAGTCAGAATGTATCGCCAGAACGCCAGCCCGATTTCCTTGCTGAATCCACGAACCTCTGGCAGGTACATGGCGTGGCAATCGAATGTAAGCGGCTGAATTTCCTGATAGTAAACAATGCCGCCAAACTGACCGTACACGTTAACCTCAAAGTAACGGCATTCAGGCTTGTAGTCGTATCCATCACCGTTGTTGCTTCCGGCAATAATGTCAGGGTGATTTCCGACTGCTTCTATCAGGTCGATGTTTCGCGTTGGTTTGAACTGAATCATTACTGCTCCGCGATTATCTTGATGGTTGTGGCAGTAAACGCCGCACCATTTGACTGAATGGTTAACGTGCTGCCATTTGTGGCAAGAAAGCCGTCTTTATCCACGCTGAAGAACGTAGCTAACAGGATGTTATCGGTCGTTGTCGCCGAGTTGCGACTGCTTACCAGTGTGTCAGGAACAGAGCCGGAAAATGTTAGTTGCATTGACCTGTTGGCGGTTCCGCTGGGCCACGTCCCGACGATCGACAGCTTGAAGAACAAGGTTTTGTTCTCGTTGAACACAACCATCTTGTTGTTAACGGTGTCGAAGAATGGTGCCAACGAGCCTGATGACGGCGTGAGCGTTTTCAGCAGGCTAACAAGGTTGGTCGGCGCTGTCGGGATGGTTACAGATACGCCAGAGTAAACAACCTCTGACTTCTTGCGAGTAGTGGCATACTCCAGAGCATCAATGCGCGATTCATGGTCTGAAACCTGCGATTCCAGCGACTGAACTCTGGTATCAAGCGACGCAATATCGCTTTCATTCTGAGCGATTCGCGTTTCATGTTCCTGAAGAGTTGATTCTGCCTGGCTGATTCGCTCCTCATGATTAACAAGCGTTGCTTCCGCAGCAGAAATTCGCTGCTCATGGTCAGCGAGAATCACATCCTGCTCATCGTTCCTGACTTGTGCGTCATAAGCGCCCTGTCCGGCCTCGTTGGCCTTGTTAGCCACATTACCAACATCAGTACCCTGTGCGATAACGTAAAGCAGATACGACTGCGAGAAGATATTGCGTGGAAGGACTGATGTGTCGAGCCGTGTAGCCTGAATGATTACCGGCACATTGAGATTCGAATCCGCCATTACTCAATCCTTATCTGAGCGCCAGACAGAGTGACAGGCGACTTAGTGATAACGCGCAGTTTGAAGCCAACATTTTTCCTGATGCGCCCTACTCGCTTCCACAAAACGCGTTTGTCGTAAACGAACGGTTCATTCTGCTCAATCATCTGCTCACGCCCGTAATTTATGCCGTCAGTGGTTGCAGAGAGGAACAGGCGGTCAGCGTACTGAGCAACACCCGTCGATGATTCCACCTCCAGATCAAAGCATCTGGCGTTATCCGCTTTGAACAACGGAGTAAACAGCAGGTGTTCTTGCTGTAGCCCATACTGGCTGCTGATATCGAACTGCAATTTCCCGGTAACCGATTCCAGCTTATCGCCGCACGTTATCTGATTTCCTTCGTAAATGAAGTCGATAGCGCGGTACACATCGTCATACAGGCCTGTTTTCAACACACACCATTGCGGACCATTGGCGCTTGAAGATGCGTCGTACACGAGGACGTGGCGCGGAAGGTGGATAATCAGCAGTTCATGCGCATCAAATCGCAGCGATTCCATCACACCATCAGCCAGTTCATCAGCAGTGTAGGAGCGAAGAATTTTCTCAATGCTCGCGCTGGCGATTGGTGATACCTGACCGGAGCCGATGATATACACAGACGGCGCACCTGTTGCCGGATTGCTGATGAACGCATACGAATCGGCGAACGGCGTTTTGCAGTAAGTCCCGGCAATGCCTTTCTGCACCATCAGCGATGGCTGTGCGACATACAAAGCGGCACCAACGGTGGTTGCCCCCGTCAGGGAGAAATATTCAATCGTCGATGAACCAAAGCAGACGATGAAGTCTCGCCATGTTCCGATGCCGATGATGCCGTCAGGCTGAGACTCGGCTCGATATTGTGCGCTGTAGCGGTCAGGATGCGATTCGTCTTCAGGGTCAGTGATAAACCATGAATCAGTGCCGTCTTTTGACCACGCATAACGCCCACGTAAACGCGTAATGTCGCGAACAGAACCTAACTCATACTGCATAAACCCGCTGTCTGCAGGCCAGTTTGAGACGGTTTTAACCGTGCCATCATAGCGGTATTCGACCAGTTGCCCGTTAACGCCTACCGCCTGTGATGTTCGACCATGCGCCATTGATACGCGACCACTTCCGGCAACATCACCGACCTCACTTTCGCCCTTATACAGTTTGCCACCACACACGCGATAAACAGCATTCTGTGCCATGTTGTACTCGACGCCTCGCGATACGCCGTTCACATCAGAACGTTTGGCAATGCCCGGGAATGAGCGAAGATATCCGCTGCTGTTCAGGATTTCTTTGGGTGTAGCCAACATATTCACTGGCAGATAGTCGATATAGTCGGCGTTTCTAAAGTCTTTGCCGACACCTTTCATAAGCGGAAGTTGCTGAATAGGCATTTATTCACCTATGCGTTTGGGATATCGCCATCAATCAGAGGGAGATCGCCTGGATAATATCGGTCAGATGTGAACACGTCATATTTATTACCCTGCCCTACAGGAAAATCTCCACGTCGTCGCATTGAAGGAACAACCAGAGTGTCGGTCATCAAGGCATCATATGAGCGTTGGGCGTTACTGAGAACTTGCGGAGTTGGTTCAAGGCTGTAATCAGATAGCATTCTCAGCAATAACTGATAGCCTACTGCGTGTTTGTATTTTCTTGGAAGACCTGACTCATCATCTGGTAATGGCTGCTCATCTCCAGTTGCGAAAGCGTAACCAATGTCGCCGGGGTTAATCATCCACTCGGACATCATATCTTCCAGATCATTTACACCATCTTCAATTGATTGCGGCTCAACATCAGTAAGCGATGCATTAGAAGCAATAGCAAACTTACGAAGCGCAAAAAGGACGATCTCACCCTTTGTCAGTACTGTTGCCATTGTCCGCCGCCTTACGACCTCGCTTACTGGTCGGTTTCAATTCATCAACTGAGGCAACAAAGCCCAACCTTTCGAAAAACTGGAAGTCTTTTTCTGCGATAACGGCCTGTACATGCCCGGATTCGTTATCTGCGGCAAGGAATACACTCATCCGATCCATATTGTTTCCTTAAAACATAAAAGGGGCGTAAGCCCCTTGTTATTACGGATTACCGAAGAACTGACCGCCCATGTGTGGGTTAAAGCACACATATGCAGGCAGTAAGTCGAAGCGCATTTTTTGCACGTTGGCATCGCCATCTGCGTATTTATGTACGCGGATGGAGAAACCTTCATATGTTGCAACAGCAGAATCAATACTGTGCAGTTTCGGCAGTGGGATAGATCCAAGTCCACAGAAGAACTTGTTATAGAACAGGTTTGGCTTCATTGTCTGGCTAGCAGTGCCTACTACAGATACGGCATCGCCTGCCTCTACCTGACGACTTACAGAGTTGTACTGCGGGTTTGTAGTGTCATAAATCGGAACACCAGAAAGCGTAACCGTCACATCGCCACTGCTGTCTGAATTAGCATCAGCAGTAACCGTTGCAGTGAAGCTAATTGGTGTGGCTCCGTTATACAACGCCTGTTTGGTCTGCTGTTGCAGCCAGTAGGTATTGGTGAATTTGACCTGATCACCAGCTTTCAGAAAACCTGTAACGCTGGCTGTCGCTCCGGTCAATGTTACAGTGAACTGGTATGAGTCTTTAACTGCGTTATAGGTAACAGTTGGCTGTGTTTTGACTGTCAGTGTTCCGCCAAATGCCCCCTGCGTACGAGAGGCAAGCCCATTAGACATCAGTGCGCGAATGCCGCCAAAATTGGTTGGGATCTGTGCGTTCTCCCATGCAGTACGAACCAATTGATCTGAAGCATGCAAACCAGTCTGCGCATCAGCAAGTCGCTGTGCAGACCATGGATCCATTACAGCATAGTTTTCACCTTCATTAACGCCGAGGTCTTTCAGGAAAGATGCCGTCTGCGCAACATCAGACCATTTGGTGATTGGAGTATTGGGGCTACCAAGTGACAACGCACCGTTATTCATCATGAAGTGAGCAAGCTCTGTTTCAAGGTCGGTAACGATTCGCTGGCGAACCGGCGCGAGAATTTCTTCCAGCTGGTTAAGCTTGATCGCTTCCTCCAGTTGCTGATATTCAACAGCAACAGTGATGTAGTTACCTACACGCCCCGTAGCTTTACCTGAGATCAGGTTGTTTTTATTTTGCCCTGAAATATCACCAGTGGGAGTACGGAGGGATGAGAATTGATGCGGACGTTTAAAGCTAACGCTATCGCCAGTGCTGGAGTTGATTTCACCTGCCAGCAACTGACGGTCTACGGTTTTCGCCAGAACTAAATCTGACATAAAACCCGGAAGGAATTTTTTCAGAACGATTTGACTGACGTTACTGTCGAGATTGTTAGGCATTTATCTTTTCCTTATTCGATTTTTGCGCCGGGGCATAATTTGTTGAATTCGTCTTGTTTCGCATCAGCACCGCCACCACGTACTTCCGGCTCTGGCTTGATGGCTTTCTTTGGTTTTGGAGCAAGGCTTACCTGTTTGCTAATCTGCCCCAAGAGGAATGCTGCGCGAATTGGATCTGTCTCAGCGGCTACACGCTGGCGTAATTGCTGGCTCTTACCTAAGCCATAGGCGAGTAGTTCAGAGCCTTCGTCTGCACAGTGAATGATGATTTCCTGCTGAATTGGTGGTAGCTCACTAAGAACAATGGCTTCCATTTCCTGATAATCTTTCACAGGAAGTTTGGCTGCCCGTTGTTTATGCGCTTCTACCCTTTGCTGGAAACGCTGCTGGTATTCCTGTTGCTGACGTAGTTTTTGTTGCTGCTGCTGTTCGACACGGCCTTTTTTCTCATGCCAATCAGTCAATGCCTGTTCAAACGCCTGTTCGTCATAATCACACGACTCAAGAGTCGGTTTTGGTGGAATAGCGTCTGGTTGTGGTTGCTGATGTTCCGCAGGCTTGGCTAATGCTTCCTCAAGCTGGCGTCGCAACTCACGGTTTTCTTTCTGTGTTTCTTTGAAGCCTTTGCGAAGATCTTTCACCCATTGCGGTGCAGGTTGCCCGTCAATGTGATCATTATCGTCAGCGTTAAGCTGAATTTCTTCATCACCAATACGCAAGGCGTAATCTTCTGGTGTCTCTTCGGTTTTTTCAGGATCAGTTGCCATCTCTTTTCCGTTGTCATCCTGGCTTTCATTCTCAGGCTGTGACTCTGTTTGGATGATGGTTTCTTCTGCATTTTCCTGTGTTTCAGACAGGTCAATAACCTGACCGTCGATGATCAGTTCGTTTTCCATTGATTACTCCTGGTTAACTCGGCATTAAGTCTGCCGGTGACTGTGGTGGTGACTGGAATTGCTGTTGTTGTGACTCGGCGACATCTTTCAGAAGGCGTATTGCCTCCATCACTGCTTTGTCATCGATGTTTCTGGCTTGAGCCAGTTTATAGACAGTGTTTGCCTGACTCTCCATCGCATCCTGCTGGGCAGTAAATGCTTTGATTTGAGTTTGAGCAGTTTCGTTAGTTGCTTTTTGCGCTTCTGCCTGCGCTGCTACCATTTGCGCCTGAGCGAGAACCATTTCAGGATTTGGCTGGCTTTGTGCTGCCATTTGCGCCTGTTGAACAATCTGCTGCTCTTTCTCATTGCGTGGTTTTGCAATACCAGATATCAGCAGTTGGTTTCGGTTGTACTCTTTGAAGTCATCAAGGCCTTCGCCATCGATATTGTCCAGAATAATACCCTGAATTGCCGGGCGCATTGGGTCTGTTGGAAGCATAGAGCTAAGGACATTTGTCAGTACAGAAACCGTTGCATCACGTCGTGCTGTGTAGCTTGGTCCAACATCAACCGTCACATCGTATCGACCGACAGAAAGGTCATTTAACGCAACAACAGCCCCGGTTTGCCTGTCAACAACCTGTGCGCTCAGGACAGCGATATCATCACTTCCATCTTCGTTAACGATGCGCACTTCACGCTCTGAACCGTACACTTCACGCGCCATTGACAGCCATACTTCACCAGCGCGTTTAAGACTTTTCGCCATATTGTCCAGATAGATAAACGAAGCCATATCTGCTCTGTTCATCAAGTTGTTAACCGTTTCCTGAGCAATATTACTTGGCATCTGCTGCATGGCCTGACTGCCGCCTGTAACCTCCTGAATATCAGCACTGGTTTGCTGTAGTAATGCAGCCAATGCCTGATTCATAACCGCAGGCTGTGTATATCCTGCCGGGGTAGCTCCAGCGATAATGTTGCCAGATTTATCTCTCACTTCGCGCAACGGCAAGAACGCTGGGCGTTTCTTGTTGCGAGCCTCCCAGTGCTTCTCAAGTCCACGAATTTGCTCCATGCCAACTATAGGGATCTGACCGGGGTCTTGCGCTGCAGTATCAGCCAGCATTGATACCTGAAGGTTATACAAACGCTGTGGATCCATTGCTTTTGCAATATGTCCTTCGACACGCTCAATGTCATCAATGAACCAGCGTTTTCCATAAACCGGGATGAGGGGGATATGCTCACCAGGAATACGTCGAGGTTTCTCAAGGAAACCATCACCATCCACTACGGATACATACACACGACGGCGCTTCACTGAGCGCCTTGCCACTTCCTGAAATCCAGCTATTGCCAGTTCATCTTCAATATCTTCAACCTGATCACTGTCGTATGTTGCAATCTCTCCAGTGATTGGATGTCGATAACTGATGACGTCAACAGACTCTTTACGAACTTCGTAATACTTCGCTATGTAAATAACATCTGCATCAAACCAGTCATATTCCCAACTGGTCATAGACGTTACATCCAGAGAAGCAGGAGGTTTCTTTCCGTATTCAGCCTCATATTTTTCAGGTGACAACGAATACATGCAGAACGCCCACAACGCGTCAGATTTGTCGTACTTCTTAGCGTCAGGGTCAAACCACACAGAGCGCGACGGGTCGTATATTGGTTCAATAGCAATACGCTGACGATCGTCCATGGGGTCGTATTCATTGACCAGCATCGACGTCAAACGGAAGCAACCGAAACCACCAGTAGCAGCGTCGTCAAATGCATTATCGCAAGCCTCACCGCCATCGGTTTCTTCGTAGTCAGCACGGAACAGACCATTTAATTTATTGGCTAACTCTTCGCTTGCCTCTCTGTCACCAGGACGAAACTTAACAGTGATTCTGTTATTGCGGTATTCTGCAATGATGCGGTTAAGTTCAGTTGCTACCTTATTGATTTCAAACTTAGGATACTTCTCGAACTGCTCATCAAGCTTAGTTCCAGCCGCCGTTGCTCCTTCCCATTGACCTCCGGGGACACGAGCAAACCTCGTAGCTTCAATGCACTTTTCGCGCACTTCCTGCTGTGGAGAATAGGCGCGGTCAAACCTGAGCATGATCCGCTCATGTTTTTTCTCTAATGTCTCTGCCATGTTTACCAACCGGAGGATGAGGGAACGTATATTTCTGTTTCTTCGCGGACCAATGCCGGGCAATGCATACACATCATCAGCGCATCAGCCAGGTTAGGAGATGGGATACCGAGCTTCTGCTTCATTTCGACCTTAGTCATAAGCTCCAGCTTCCCGTTATTATTGAATTTGCGCTGAATCTGCGTCAGTTCTGCAAACAGCTTCTCCAGCATCTTCTCGCCTATCGCTTCTTTGTCGAAGCTCAGCATGTCGTCGGGGTCTGCATACTCACCGTGGACAACCGCCCGATATGTCAGATACAGCCTGTCAGCCAGCGCGTAATAGAATTGCGCTCGCTTATTGCGGAATACATCGCCAATAGTGCGAACGTTGTCGCCCTGTACGACTTCATCAGCCCATGCTCCGGCCTGATAAGGCCCATCTTCATCGAATGGCGATTCGCTGCCCTTGAACATCGTGGCGGTAATTTTCTTGCCGGAGAATGCTTCCGTTGTCTGTCTGCGTAGGCCCGCACCGACGCCATCACCGTCCCACAGGTAATGGTCAGCGCCGTCTTCAATCGCCAGCGAAGTAGCCCAGTCAGCACCCTCGTTGATGTCCATCAGCAGACCTTCGGCAATGCGCTTAACTACCGAACCGTGACGCGATGCATAACCTTTAGCATCTGGCCCTGTATCTGATGGGTCATGCGCAGAAACAACCGCACCTTTCGCTTTCCACCCGAGTTTCGTGTGCGCATCGGTTGCGGCTTCAAGCCATTCACGTTTGATGATTGCCATATCACTTGCGCTTACCGGCTCACCAAGCCAGATGTGACGATACAGTGTCGGATTTCTGCGTTTACACTCTTCCATCTCCAGACGGAGGACTTCAGGAAAATGCGGGTTGTCGGTGTAGTTCACCGTCAGCAGGCAAATATCATCGGGAGGATTTACGACGAATCGCTGATAGGTATCGTCGAGGATGTTTTTCGGGTTGAAACTTACCCATATTTCAGAGAACGGCTTACGGATGGTTGGAATCAGGATATCCCACGATTCCTTCGTTACCGCTTCCGCTTCTTCCACCCAGCAGATATCAATGCCTTCGAGCGATTTAATCTTCGTCGGGTTGTTTTTGATGCCGTAGAACATGAATTCAGCATTCGTTCCGAGATGACGAATCATTGAACGCTGAATTTCAAACTCAGCCGAATACCCTTCACGCTCGATGGTGTCTTCAAGCAACCTGATTACCGAATCGCTGATACTGTTTTGCAGCTCACGAGCGCAAAGAATACGCACAGGCTGCCGACGCGCCGCTTCAACAAGAAGCCTCGCAATTGCCCATGACTTACCGCTACCTCGACCGCCTTTAGCGACTTTGTAGCGATGCGCCTCAATGAACGGTTCAAAGATAGGATTAATCGAGGTCATTTTCCGAATAGAGTGCTCATCGGTGATGTTTCAATCTGGATTGCGCCGCCGTCTTTGCCGACAAGCTCGTTAGTTACCTTGTCGCCATACTTACGGGGATTCATTCGGGCCAGCGCCCATTTGCGGGTATCAACGCGAAGTCTTGCCTTTGCCACCTCGGCGGCATCAGGGATTACGTCGTCAGCAATTTCGAATATCTCTTCGAAAATAGAGTCGGCCCGAGTCTCTGTTGCCTTCGCGTACTGGTCACGAAACTCCTGATGTTCAGCCAGCCAGCGAAAAACTGATGTTTTGCTCGGCATTCCTGGGCGTTCGCAAACTTTGCGCAGACTCTCACCGGAGGAAAGCAATGCGCAAATGTCATTAGCCACCTCCGGCATATAATCAGAGGGGCGACCACCTTTCTTTTTCTCAGTCGCCATATTGATTATTTCCCTTCTGCTTGCTTATCCCATTCATCGCGGAATTTGGATGGGTTGTCGAAACCTTGAGTTGCCATGTTTACGCTCCGGTAGTGAACAGGTCTAACGCTTCCTTCGATTTACGCACCGCTTCGATTGTGCGGGTCGTGATATCTGAATTAGCGCCACCTGACTGGAAGTGAATTTTGAATAGCTCAAGCTTCAGCTCGTCAGTGCCAATGAACTGAAATGCTTCCTCCGCGGCTGCGTTCTGGTTCATGACCAGTTTGTAAATCTCTAACTGGAATTTCTGTTCTTCAGTCATGGGAATAATCTCTGCCATTGTTGGCTCCGTTTATCCGTTAAAAGGGATATCAGTTAAGTTATCCCGTGTAGGGTATAAGCCATTATCAAAGCCACTCAGTAAGGAATGGCTTTTGTAATAACTACTGTTCGCTTAGCTTCTGCTTCAGCAAGTAACCTTCGAGCATCCAGATTTTGTTTACAGCATTCTGCCGGGCAATCTTCCGACCAATTTCTGCATCAAAATTTTCCTGACTTGCACAGGCACTCTCTCCGGTGACGGTGAAGCCGTTGCGCAGCACCAGGACGCAGAACGTCAGCAGAGAAAGTGATTCGTGCGACTGGTAGTTTACCTCTCCGCCAGTATGTTTCGCTTTTATGGCTTTGCCAAAGGCACCATCCTCTGCTGTGAAATATGCCTCCTGAGCAATAATTCCTTCGATATGGTCTGGCGTAACTCGCGGTGCCGTTTTGCCTTTCTCAACGATTTCTTTTTCGATTTGCTGGTCGTTCATAATTATGACCCTGTAGAGTGGTTGCTTGATTAGGATGTCTTTCCATCAGTTCGCCACCACAAAGAATCTTTTTTGCCATAAGGCTGGAGGTTCATCTTTCAGTGGCTGCCAGTGTTATTTCCCCACTTACTGGCTTGGGTTGTTTCGCGGTACTGCCGTAACTGGTGGTGCACAGATTTAGTTAAATCTGTTCTCGCCTGAACTATCTTTTACATACCCGGATTGTGGGGATGTAAATCACGGTTTCATTATCAAGCCCACCCGTAGATGGGCTTTGGAATGGTCACTTTGGCAGTCCGGGGATCGATATTTGCGCCTGCTGCTCAAGCCTTTTGATTCTTGCTATGAGTTGCGGTTTTTTGATCCTGCCCCAGCGGTTCAGCAAGCGTCCTGACATACTGGCAACATCCTTTTCCTTCATGAACTCCAGCATTAACTCGTTGTGCTCTCTTTGGTATGAGTGAGCCATCTCCATCAGCCTGTCACGCATCCAATTAAATGCTTTGATAAACGCCTCTTTGATGGCGGCAGCTTTTTTGCCGGTAAACGACATGATGATGTACATCGCACCGTCTTTGGAAATTTCATATTCAACATACTGATTACCCTTGTGTTCATAGGTAACCCGCGAAAAGTTGCTGGTTAGAAATTCATCCGAACAGTCTAGCTTTTCGATTTTCTGAATGATGTGGTGATGCTGCTTGTCGAAGTAAGCTGCTACCTTGCGGGAGGTTGTGATCACGCGATCACCAGAAACAACCACCATGTCCCGGAAATCGAGATTAGCCAATTGATGATTCATAGCGTCTTTACCTTTTAGAAAGTGAGCCTGTCTCACAGAAAAGCCGCCCCGAGATGGTCGCCACCATATACGGCAGTTCTCAGGCTCAACTTTCTGAAAGGCTCGGGTGATGTAATATGCGCGTGAGATGCGCTGTGAAATTCAGATGTAAAAAAAGCCCCGCATCGCGAGGCTCATTAAATGGACTTTGTGATTTGCAAAAAAATTATTTCAGGCACTGAGTCCTGATGTACTCCTGCAGGTAGTTAACCTGCGCGGTTATCCTGTCGATTCCACTTCGGAGACGGTAATAATTGAGTTCAGCATCTGCTGTAAGTCTTGGGCTTTCTCCATCGCCCATGCTGCTGGCTCCGGTCGTTGACTTTGCACTGGTGGCGGCGACTTGCAGGCGCTTACGACCAGCAGAAACATCAGCACGAAGGCTTTCGATAGTAGCGTTAGCATCAGCAAGCTCCTTTGTGTATCTGGCGTCGAGTTCTGCTACATCACGTTGACGCTTCTGCATATCAGCGATGATGGATGTGGCTTTATCGCGCTGCTCTTTGTAGGTCATGGCGTTATCACGGTAATGATTAACAGCCCATGACAGGCAGACGATGATGCAGATAACCAGAGCGGAGATAATCGCGGTGACTCTGCTCATACCTCAATCTCTCTGACCGTTCCGCCCGCTTCTTTGAATTTTGCAATCAGGCTGTCAGCCTTATGCTCGAACTGACCATAACCAGCGCCCGGCAGTGAAGCCCAGATATTGCTGCAACGGTCGATTGCCTGACGAATATCACCGCGATCAATCATCGGCAAAGCGCCACGCTCTTTAATCTGCTGCAGCGCAACAGCGTCCTGGCTTTTGGGAGAGAAGTCTTTCAGGCCAAGCTGCTTACGATAGGCATCCCACCAACGGGAAAGAAGCTGGTAACGTCCGGCGGCTGTTGATTTGAGTTTTGGGTTTAGCGTGACAAGTTTGCGAGGATGATCGGAGTAATCAGTGAATAGCTCTCCGCCAACAATGACGTCATAACCATGATTTCTGGTTTTCTGCCGTCCATTATCTGTTCCCTCTGACCACGCCAGCATATCGAGGAACGCCTTGCGTTGATTATTGATTTCCACCATCTTCTACTCCGGCTTTTTTAGCAGCGAAGCGTTTGATAAGCGAACCAATCGAGTCAGTACCGATGTAGCCGATGAACACGCTCGTTATATAAGCGAGATTGCTACTTAGTCCGGCGAAGTCGAGAAGGTCACGAATGAACCAGGCGATAATGGCACACATCGTTGCGTCGATTACTGTTTTTGTAAACGCACCGCCATTATATCTGCCGCGAAGGTACGCCATTGCAAACGCAAGGATTGCCCCGATGCCTTGTTCCTTTGCCGCGAGAATAGCGGCTAACAGGTCATGTTTTTCTGGCATCTTCATGTCTTACCCCCAGAAGGGGATCTGTTCAAATTAGGAATTATGGATATGGTCGCTTGAACAAATCCGGGTTACGGTTGATTTGTAACGGGTTTTTTCGTGACCGCATTCATGAGCAAATCAGGCGTGGATTGCGCCAACAATACATGCCGCTCATATCACGAAGCCCAGCCATTGATGCTGGGTTTTCTTTTTTAAAGCGTACTAGACAACCGTATCCACAGAGTGTCAGCAATGAGTTGGTTAGGTCTGGTTCTTGGTGGAAGTACGCTTTAAAAAATGGGCTGATGGTGTAGCCCAAAATACTGAGTGAATGGTAAGGATGAACAACGGTTTTGCTCTGGGTGGATTTGGCTGTGGTGGCCGGCGCTGATCTCCGGCTTGTATACAGGCACCTTGTTCTTCCGAAGCTCTCCTGCGCGCATCAGCCTGCGCATTCACCACACCGGAAAGAGCACTCAGTTGTACCGGCCAGTTGTGCCACTAAGAAATGCTTTCGCAGACCGTTAAGCTCTTTGCCAGTTCTTTAATGCTCTTACCTGTTGTGTGCCCATTATTAATCACACCGGGCCAGTGCGCCGAATTTGTTTACAAGGAGTCGGAAGACCTTGCTGACTTACAGGCTATTACGCCGCCATCAGAACAACATCATCGTTTGCATTTATCTTTGTGGTCAGTTTCTAAAAAACCGCAAAGTCGCCAACTCTGACGAAAACTATCGTTGTGCTGCCACAACGATAAGAGCACTCGGTGCATTTAAGCCAAGCCCCATAAGGGAGAATGCTCTTACCTGTTACACAGATATAAAAAATCCCGAAACCGTTATGCAGGCTCTAACTATTACCTGCGAACTGTTTCGGGATTGCATTTTGCAGACCTCTCAGCCTGCGATGGTTGGAGTTCCAGACGATACGTCGAAGTGACCAACTAGGCGGAATCGGTAGTAAGCGCCGCCTCTTTTTATCTCACTACCACAACGAGCGAATTAACCCATCGTTGGGTCAAATTTACCCAACTTTATTCAATAAGTCAATATCATGCCGTTAATATGTTGCCATCCGTGGCAATCATGCTGCTAACGTGTGACCGCGTTCAAAATGTTGTCTGCGATTGACTCTTCCTTGTGGCATTGCACCACCAGAGCGTCATACAGCGGCTTAACAGTGCGTGACCAGGTGGGTTGAGTAAGGTTTGGGATTAGCATCGTTACAGCGCGATATGCGGCACTTGCTGGCATCCTTGAATAGCCGACGCCTTTGCATCTTCCGCACTCTTTCTCAACAACTCTCCCCCACTGCTCTGTTTTTGCTATATCAACCGCACGGCCTGTACCGTGACAATCTCTGCATCTTGCGCCCGGCGTCGCGGCACTACGGCAATAATCCGCATAAGCGAATGTTGCGAGCACTTGCAGTACCTTTGCCTTAGTATTTCCTTCAAGCTTTGCCACGCCACGGTATTTCCCCGATACCTTGTGTGCAAATTGCATCAGATAGTTGATAGCCTTTTGTTTGTCGTTCTGGCTGAGTTCATGCTTACCGCAGAATGCAGCCATTCCGAATCCGGCTTGTGATTGCGCCATCCCCATAGCAGCCATCACATCAGTACCGGAAAGAGAGTCAGAAGCCGTAGCCCGTGGTGAGTCACTCATCATCGGGCTTTTTGGCGAATGAAATTTAGCTACGCTTTCGAGTCTCATCGTCTTCCCTTTTTGCCTGGCGTGACCATCAGGACGCCGTTAACTATTACGTGACGCTCGCCTTTGCTGTCTCGGTTGTACTTGAGCACTGTTCCTCTTGCGCAGGAAAGCATCCTTGCCACTTCGGTCTGATTTCCTCGTGTCTGGATAAGAAGCTCTGGTATCGTTTGAATTGTGGCGTTCATACGTTCTCCAGTTCGGTGATTTTTATTCCAAGCCTTCCGCCTGGTACTTTCACTCCACGAATTACGCGAATGTCATCGAATTGCTCGTCGTCTTCCGCAAATCCGGCGTGGATAAGTGAGTCGAGTAAACCTTTCAGGATGTTATCGAGGTCGCGGCGGCGGGAGTCTGGAACGTCTGCGATTACTTTGATGCGGAGTCGTGATTTGGTGAAAATGTCTAACTTGAGTTGGCGGATGATTTTCTGAACGTCTTTTCGGTATTTCTGGCCTTTATCGCTGATGTAGTATTGGCTTCCCCGTCTTCGCCAGTAGGTATTCACCGACGGCGGGTATGGAAGCACAAACTGATATTCGTTCATGGCTTAATCTTCCCCTCCTTCAGCAGTATCGCCTGCGTCCTGATCACGCCTTCGAGGTGGTAAAGTCTGGCGTCTTTGTTGTCGAGGTTATGGGTGCGTCGGTCGATTTCATCGTGACACGCGCTACAAGCCCATGCGCCGATCAGGTCGTCAGGCTTCATTCCCGTTCCGCAAATTCCAGCCATCCGGTAATGTGCCAGAACTGTAGTTTCAGGATTGCCATTGCATATGCCGTAAATACGTACCTGGCATTCTCTGCCGCGCGCTTCTTTGCGTAGGTTAGCCATTATGGTTCACTCCAGTAATTCTCAATTGCAGCAGCCATTCTCTGCATCCACTCAGCCAGCTTTAACGCGGCTTCTCTTTCAGAACCACATTTAGGGAAATCCTTCATTTCCATGCTGGCCTTATATGTTCTGAATGCCAGGTCTCCGGTAATAACCAGCTCCTGATCAAGCACCGAGCGTTTATTCCGGTGTTGAACGTAATAGACAGATTCAGTCCGCATTTCTTCTCTGTCTTTTTTGAAGGAAATAAGCTCAGAGAAATCACTCATCGTCTTCTTCCTCGTACATTGAGCTATTCGGATCGCTCATCAGTTCTGCGCAGCAGTGCTCACACACGTGAACTTCCAGCACATGCAGCTTCTGACCGCAGTTAGCGCACGTTAAAGCCCGCTCGACGCTTTCTTTCTGGTATTGAAGGGATTGGGATGGGCTAAGCATGGCTTTCACCATTAAAAAGTCGCTTGTAAGCATCAATGTCTCGTTTTGCTTCACCAAGCTTTCGTCTTAATTCCATGTTTTCTGATTCAAGCTTTTCCATGTCTTGCTGGTATCGATCGCGGTGTTCTTTCCATGCTTTTTGATACGCCTTCATGTATGTCATGTTGGCCTTTCTCTTTGCCTGACGAACTGCGTGGTGGTTTTTCACAAACCAGTCAGGGTCGTTAAATGCTGCTCTGGCGCATGTATACCAATAATTTGTTGCCTCCCTGTTTAGCCAATAAATACTGATAAATGGCAACCGGATAGACACCATTTTTCGTTGTGACTCTTTCTCGCCAAACATGTGGCCTTTTTTGATGCTAAGTCCAAATCCAGGTTGAATTAAAAGCATTGTCATTTCCTCGCACGTTCTCTAAGCCACCGGATATCCCACAGGTGAGCCGTGTAGTTGAAGGTTTTTACGTCAGATTCTTTTGGGATTGGCTTGCGTTTATTTCTGGAGCGTTTCGTTGGAAGGTATTTGCAGTTTTCGCAGATGATGTCGGTGATACTTCGTCGCTGTCGTCTCATTCGTACCTCCTGTCGGTAAATCTGACACCCTGACCAATAGCCCATGCTGTCGTGTACTCAATCAGACTTGCCATACGCTTCACACTCATCTGCGCGCTACTTTCGCGAATGTTGACGTATTCGCCTTCAAGCCCGGGCAAAACATCAGCTTCCTGTTTTGTTGCCACTGCATGACCGCTGATCAACAAAACCTTCCATTGTTCCGGTTTTAACCATTTTCCGCACCATTGAACCTGACGTGCGATATCCGCCAACATCGCGTGAAATTTTGCGTTCTGGTCAAGGTTGCGCTTGTAGTCAGTAATGCGGATGGTAACTGGCTTGTCTTTATCGAGTGGTGTTGCGAGGATGGCGTTGATTGCGGCTTGCTGTTGTTGCTTAGTTCGGAGGAAGATTGTTTGCTTCATCGAAATTCTTCTCTTTAATTCCAGCGGCTCTGATAGCTTTCATTACTGCAATTACCGTTTTGTCACGCCCATCCTCATAACCCATCGCATAAGCACCTTCTTCACCATCTCTCCAAAAGTCGTCATTCGATTCTGGCCAGTCGATATCCAGTTCAATAGCTGCTCGCGATGCCTGCCATAAAGTCCACCACTCATTTAAGGAGTGACGAATATCCATGCTTGAAAATGCGAAGTACCTATCACCATTTCTTGCCTCGGTTATCATCTCGAATGGTAATCTCAATTTTTTGGCAACGTATTCCTCAAACTGCTTTCTTGATTCGCCCATATCACTCTCCATCGATGATTTTTTTTGGTTACCAATAATATTTGATAGTCGCCATAATTATCGGTAGCAACGCGCAGACAACTGAAAACCGTAAAACAAAACCTACTCCCAATATGCGATATCCATTATTCCAGAGAACAAAACTCATCATCAGAAGGAATCCATGAAAAATCGCGACAAGAAATAAACTACAAATAAATGCATTTACCATCGGTACTTACCCCTCGCTCTTAATCCAATAAAAAAGGGTTTGCTTCACTGAACACTCCTTTATTTTTTATGCCTGTAACCCCATTCTTCCAGCAACCTTGCGGCGTACCACCCAAGAAACAAAGGAAAGAACATTACAATGAGATATTCCCCGCCACGGTCAATGTTCGAAATTGACCAGATTACGATGTAACCAGTGCAGGACAGGAATATTACAAACCCCAAAAAGCTACTTCGTCGACTCATACTCACTCCTTCACTTTGATTCCAGACTCCGGATTATTCTGTTGCGCTGAAACTCATTGTTGAGTTTGAACAACCGTCGAAGAACACGGTCACGCGGATAGCGTCGTGCAGCAGGTGAATGCTCATACAACTCATCAATCGGCAAACTGGACGATGAACGATACCGATACCAACGCACCAACTCTTCACGAAAATTAGCCCTGACAAGCTCAGCTATCGTACTCATTTCTTAAAGCCTCCAATTCCCTCTCCCCCAAATAAAAAGGCCTGCGATTACCAGCAGGCCTGTTATTAGCTCAGTGATGTAGATGGTCATTGCCTTACTTCCATAAGCGCCCTATTAATAAACGCCGTCATTGGATTTGCACATCCCCACCCCGTACCATCTGGATTTCTTTTAATTGGCTCCTTCTTCACTTTGCGTTTTGCATAAATAACCGTCTTCCACTTGCGCTCAACAACACTCAAATGCCCTTGTTTCACCATATGCCTTGCTGCTTGAGCGATTCTGTTATTTGGTATTCCGGTGATCAGAGCTAATTCATGTGGGGAGAATTGTTCATGAGTTTTCAGATATTCCAGGATGATTTCTTTTCCAGTCACAATCTGCTCCTGTAACTATCCCATGTAAACGCAAGGGTGCATCCGCCGCCATCATTCATCCTGTCAATAACACGCTCACCAATGAATGCAGACAGTTCATCTTTGCTCTGGTTGCTAATCAGGATTGTTGGCTTCATACGCTCGTAGCGGGTGTTGATGATTTCGAACATGATCATCTTTTCCGCCTCGCTTCCAAACTGCACACCAACCTCATCGATAATTAGCAGGTCAGGTTTAGTGAACTGTCGGATCACTTCATCCTCAGTGCGGGTGGAGTTTTTCGACCATGTTGATTTATATTCTCTGGCAATTTTCAGCGCCGTTGTGAAAATAGCTGAGCTTTGATGTTCCGTAATTGCGTGCCGGGCGATAGCCAGTGCAAGATGATTCTTTCCAGTACCAGGCTTTCCACACATAACCAGCCCACCGCCTTTCTGTAACCTCTCAGGCCATTTGCTGGCGTATGCCTGACACACCCTGAGCACTCTCTTTGCATCGTCGTTGACTGGCTCGTAGTTCTGTAGTGTGCAACCCTTGAATCGTTCAGGAATATCAAGATTATTCAACAGAAACTCGACATTGCGCTTACGTGATTCCTCGTCGATTTTAATCTTCTCTGCCTGTAGCCGAATAAGATCATCTCTCATGCATTCCGGGCATTCGCTAGGTCTTGAAGCAAACTTAATTGGCCCAGTCGAGTAACGGTTACGCTGCTCAAACTCACCATGTTTTTCACAGATGCCAGTGCCAATTTCTACAGCTGTATGCTCGATAGCAATTGGCGGAGAACTCAATTCTGCAAGTTTTTTCTCCAGTTGGGAGATCTTTTCATCCAGCGTCATGTTCACTCCTGCGCCCATGAAGGCATTTCAGTTTGTCCGTAATCTTTGGTGGCAAAGTTTTCCTGCATAGCTCGATGCTGCGGACTCGGTTGAGATTTCCCCTTTGGAGTCTTGGGCTCAAAAATCCCCTGCCAACCACTGGCGATGCTCTGGTTTATAATTTCTTCAGGTGTATATCCCTTCTCCAGACTTCTGCTTAGAACGTTGATAGCCTGAGTGACACTTTGCTTAGACTTGATCGACTTACCTATCTCCTTGCGATAGGTAACCCACGACAACCATGTTTCTGCCGATAACCAATCAGGCAACTCTGTTTCTAGCGGGTCGAACTTCTGAGAAACTTTTTTGGGGGATATAGGGGGTTTATTAATATTTTCTTTTGTCTTTAAAGAATGTCTTTTGTGTGTCTCTAACTTCGAGACATTGAGTGTCTCTAACTTCGAGACATTGAGTGTCTCTAATTTGGAGACATTTTTTGTCTCTAACTTCGAGACAAAGTTGCTAACTTGGAGACACTTGCTGAATTGCCACGCAGATACCTCCCTGTTTACACCGATTTGATTTCCATCCATAAACAGGCAATTCATTGAAATCAGTTCTTTTTTAGCCTTGTTAACATTCTGCCTTGACAGTCCTGTTAACTGAGCAATTTGCTCATCGGCTATTCGATCTGTTTTCTTATTGAAGCCATATGTTTTCCGGACGTAGGCCAGCATAACTTTCAACTGGCGAGCGGTTAAATCGGCACTTGCGATAGCTTCCAGCAGCTCGTTAGCGAATCTGGTGTAACCATCATCGATATCAGCCACTCTTCGCTCCTGTTCAACAGGTTCACTCTTCGGCAGGTAAAATACTTCAGCCAGGCTCATTTCCAACCTCCGCATCAAAGCATTGGGCTTCAAGAGACTTAACCATCGCCACACTGCCATCTGTATTAATAACTATCGATGAGTTATATTTGCTTATCAGTTGCTTCGCGTAATCAATTCCGGCGCGAATAAGGAAATTTTTCACCGCAGGAAGATGACCAACTACACTACCCATACCTTGCTCTATAAGCTCATCATTAAGATCAAGCTCATTTTCATGGCGAAAAGAAATGAATGAGTCGTAAATTGCGTATTCTGCCGTCTCGCCATTTCTTTCAGGGCCAACCAGCGCCCTTATTTCATTTAGAGATTCAGAAAGCTCATTATCTTCAAGCTTGAAAAACTCTCGATTATCACTAAGCCTCTCTTTTGCAAAGGCTTTATGAATGAGTTTTTCATCTGATGCGGGATTATTTGAATGAAAGGCTGCTATCACCTTAAATGGCTTAGGAACGCCAGTAGAGGCTGAAATTTCTTTAGCCCTAACTTCTGGTGAATGCTTAGTCATCCCAATCTTATAAATTCCTGGCATGCACTCATTCGAAAGCACATAAACAAAGCCATTTGATTTAAAATCATCTGGCACCTTCATGCTCTTCAGAACCTGGAATTTGTCATTTTCGTATGTCATAATTACTCCTGTGGATTGATCCAGTCTTTCTACATCAGGCCTCGAAGAATTCGCCGTTCTTCGGGGCTTTTTCTTTTGTCAGCATTCTGGCTACTTTCTTAGCCAGTTCCGCCAACTCCTCGTCTTCAACACCCCATTCAAGAACAGCCAGAAGCATTCCCATTTTTGGGATGAAGCTGTCTTTCCATCGCGAAATTTGCGATTCATTAATCCCTAACGCGTCGGCAACCTTTCGCTGACCACGTACAGCAATTCGATTCAGGATGTTGCTTGTAATTGCATTCGCTTTCTTGCGAGTACTTGTAAGTTCCATATGTAAGTATTTCCTTAACAAATAAGAAGTTATGCGCATCAACTTATGCGCGTTGTATTCCCGCATTTCGGCGGGAATGAGGACCATGACTGTTAAAGAGCGGTGTTACTTATGCTGCCTGATTCGGTTTTGGAAACAGGTGTGGCAAATCGGGGCGAATTTCGTAAGCCTTGATCTGCCCTCCAGTGGCGTTAACGATGGCGGTAACTTTCTCTGGAGAGACCAACCCGCCTTTCAGCCATTTGTGTACTGCTGGCTGCGTTACACCACACTTGTCGGCAAGGCGCTTTTGGCTACCGACAATTTTCAAGGCTCGTTGAATTACTAAATTCATGAGCATACCTCTTGTGGTCATTACTTATAACCAAAGATAACTCAAGTTATAAAAAATAGCAATAACCTTTGTTATTTTACTTTGGATAACCGTAGTTATAGATTTGTGGGTATGAAAACATTCGCAGAAAGACTAAATGCAGCCATGAGCTCAGCAGGGGTATCACAATCACAGCTTGCTGACATGGTTGGAATATCTCAGCCAGCCATACAGAAGATGTCGTCCGGTAAAACAAACGGATCTCGCAAGATGGTTGAATTAGCCAATGCTTTAAAAGTGCGTCCTGAATGGCTTAGTTCTGGTATTGGTGAAATGAGGGATGGTGCACATGAAGAACCATCCAATGTCCGTGATTCATCTTTAAAAGCTGTGGTATGGGAAGACATTAAAAGAAACGATGACGAGTTTGTTGCGTTGCCTCTTCTTAACGTTTCGCTTTCAGCTGGAAGCGGTAGCTGCGAGCTAGAGGAATCATCGGAGTTCTCTTTGGTTTTCAGAAAGCACTATCTGAAAAAGATGGGAGTATCTGAAAGATCAGCCAAGCTAGTTAGGGTTGTAGGGCAAAGCATGGAACCAACGCTTCACGATGGCGATGTTGTTGGTGTTAACACGCAAGATACCACAATCAGAGATGGTAAAACCTACGCTATTTGCCAGTCTGATTTGTTACGAGTAAAAACATTAATCGCCACCCCTACATCGGTGATAATCAGATCAATAAATCGCGAAGAGTACCCGGATGAAGTAATGGATAGAGATGAATTTCATGAAACCGTAAGGATTATTGGCAGAGTATTCTGGTCGTCTCATAGTTGGTAACCGATAATCAGAAGAAGACTTACGGAAGTGCGGAGGGATAATGGAATTTCTGATAGTTTTTGTTGTTGTTTTGGTCATCATTCTTTTTGTTTTGCTAAGCATTAGTAAAAAGCTATCTCAAATGATTGAACATAGCTCTAATCGTGCAAAAGAAGAAGAGCATATAATTGATATAAAAGAGATTCTCTCTGATATAAAAATCACATTAGATGAAATAAAATACACAACAGATCTAATTGAACAGTATAAAATACCAACCCCAAACGAGAGAAAAGCAATAGATCAATATCGTATTGACTTAGAAATCGACGAAATGCTAAGCAAAAGAAAAGACTAAAAACACCCGGCCTCAGCGCCGGGTTTTCTTTTCCTGCCGTTCACCACCCAATCAACCATCCTCATCATAGACAAGCATCAAGCCAAAGGTAACACCTTCACCCCGCACGCAAGCCCTCAAACACCAATCAATCAGCAACATTTACAAAAATAAAATACCTTTGTTATCCATCACTTATAACCTATTTACCATAAAATATAAATTAGGTTATTGACCACACCTATAACCTAAGTTATCTTTAAGCCATCAGCAGGACGCTGGAAGCCAAACGGAACAGATTGGCAGGCTCTTTAACATTGATGGGATTGTCCCGCCGAAATGCGGGAACCAAAGAGTAGTTGGCTTTGGGGTGACGTGAAGTGCAGCTGCACGACGGCAACCGGAAGATAAGCACCCGGCGCGTCACCGCCAAAGTCAATCATCGGAGGTCAACATGACAGTAGTCATTACATATCTGGCTGACGATAACGCCAGAAATCGCCGCAGAGCACGCAGACAGGCTCAACGTGAACAGGCAATGCAAGAACAGCGATTGGCACGAAAAATTGCGCTAAAGCTCTCTGGTTGCGTCAGAGCAGATAAAGCAGCATCACTCGGAAGCCTTCGCTGCAAGAAGGCAGATGAATGCAGTGGAAGTATTTGCCTGCCAAACGTAGCCATTTACGCGGCAGGCTACCGGAAATCAAAACAACTGACGGCGAGGTAATTATGGGTCAGGAAGAAAAATATGAGCTTAAAAAGCTCATTGGAGAAGACGCCATAGAAGAAATTGCAGCATTAACAACAGCTATAAAGAATATTAGGTATGCGCTAAATACGCTTATCTCCTCATGCGACAAAAATAGCAGGGAATTTTTGATACTTGGCGCAGCTCTAGGAATAGTTGATGCGGCAACGCTTCACCTAATTACTCATGACGATATTCTTATTGAGCCGTATGAAACATTACTGCTTGTCAGGCAAAAAATGGCTGATGCCGCAGCAAATGGAGACCTTCAACTTTACATCGACTTAAGGAAAGTATTAAGGCGAATGGTCAAAACTGAAGGAGATATCCCCCTGACAAAGTAAGGGGGTGAAGAGGCCATTTCAGGAATAAAATTAATAATTTGTCAGCGGCGGTACATATACAGGCTTAGGGTCTGGCGCTCTATACATCCGGTATTCATTCTTACAGCGAGGACATGAATGCACAAAGAACCCATTAGATTTTATAGTAACCGTGCTTGGTTGAAGTATCGATATTTTATGTTCGCCGAAGCAATGTGCACAAAGGTTATGCTGCTGAATAGAAGGATCGGAATGACTCTTAGGTCGATACACGACAGAACCACCTTCAGTTGTATGAAGTTCATAATTCTCAGCTTGCACAACAAACATCTTGATTTTTCTATTTTCATCTCGAAGCTTCATTGCGATCTCCTTCTCGGCCTGATAAAGGCCAGAGAGCTCCGCATTAAGCATCTGTAAGTCAGTTATTCTTTGGTGTAGATCACCAATAGCTTTAGCGATAACAGCATCGTCTCTGGTTTCTTTTATTGTCTTCAGCAGATCATAAGCCTGTTTCGCGGCAGTTATACCAGATAACACATCCATATAAATTACTCTCTTACTGTAGGGGTAAGAGGATTTTACTATTTTTCTCGCTGTAGGGGTACACGAGAACCACCGAGCCTGATGTGGTTAAAAGACAGGCACAATCTTTACTACCGCAAGCCACGCAGTGAAATGGGTGTGACTTGTGTTGGTCGCCAGAAAATGAAATTAGACAGCAAACCACTTATTTGAGGTGAGATATGACAAAATCATGGAGCGTACCTTTTCCTGAATCAGAAACTGAACATGATGGAATGCCTGTTTTCTGGAGATTCCAGGCGACAGTTGAAGAAGATGGAATCAAAATATTCGCACTTCAATATATAGCTTTTCATCAGACAGAGCATTATGCATGGTTGGTTCCTGCGCATTGGATTGTTAATTTTAAACCAGCACCAAATCAGTGGTTACAGGAATGGAAACAAAAGAGAAATAGATATGCAATTAAGAAAGTAGCAAAAAATGCAGAAAGATCTTTTGCATTCCCAACGAAGAAACTTGCTATTGAAAGTTTATTGCGCCGGAAGAAATACCATTTAATGAGAATAAAACAAGATTTGGCTGTTGTATCAACTCTTGTTGATGGGATGAAAAATATTGATACATCAACACCAGATATTGAATATAACTTTGGACACAACCAAGAAACAGAAAATTGGGTATTTTATTAGTACGAATAAGCACTGTGTATTCATTCCAACGAGTGAATACACGGAGCAATGTCGCTCGTAACTAAACAGGAGCCGACTTGTTCTGATTATTGGAAATCTTCTTTGCCCTCCAATGTGAGGGCGATTTTTTTGACGGAGGAAATATGAAATTACGTGTCTGGCATATCCCGCAAGTACCTATGAAACCGTTCATTGCAGAAGTGGCAAGTGTTGAAGAGGGTGTTCGCCTGATGGGCGCACTGGCTGATTATGACGCCTTTCAGTATGACAACAACATCAAGCCTGATTACTGCAATGCTAACGGCCTTGAGATGTGGGATGAGAGCCTTACCGATGAAGATTTATCAGAGGTGGGGCTTACTGATCGCTGGGTGGATTGGTACAGCGAATGCCAATGTTACGACGACCCACGTAAATATCTCGAAAGCCTGAAAGAAGAAACATCAGCCGCCTAAGCGCGGCTTTACCGCATACCAATAACGCTTCACTCGAGGCGTTTTCGTTATGCAATCAAATATAAGGAGTTACCCATGATGCACTTTCAGCTCGCGGGTAGCGGCGTCATGTCCGCTTTCTACCCGCACGAATCTGAATTATCACGCCGAGTTAAACAATTAATTAGAGCAGCAAAGAAACAACTGGAGGCGTTATGCGCAATGAAATAGCCATTAATCACCAGATGCTTCGTGCGGCACAAAACAAAGCAGTAATAGCCAGATTTATTGGTGATTCAAAAATGTGGCTTGAAGCAAATAAAGCGATGAAATCAGCTATCAACCTTCCGTGGTATCGCAGGAAATGAGTTTCACAGATAACTGGTCAGACGAAGAATTCATTCGTCAGATGAAAGAATTAATCGGTAACGAAGGAGATATTCATGTCACTTGCAACCACAGTGAAGGAGAGCAAGTTACAGAGACGCATGTACACGCAGCAGGCGTTAATGTATCGCCAGAAGGGAGATCGTGAAGGTGTTCGCGTATTTTTAAATGCGGCAAAGACTGAAGTATTAAATCAGCGTTATTTCCTTGGGCCATGCCCATTCTGAGAACAAACATATGAGCAAAGACTTTTACGCAAGACTGGCAGCTATTCAGGAGAACTTGAACGCGCCAAAGAATCAGTACGACTCATTCGGTAAATATAAATACAGAAGCTGCGAAGACATTCTTGAAGGCGTTAAGCCGTTACTGAATGGCCTGTTTTTATCAATCAGCGATGAAGTTGTGTTGATTGGTGATCGGTATTATGTGAAAGCCACGGCAACTATTACCGATGGCGAAAACAGTCATACGGCAACCGCTCTTGCACGAGAGGAAGAAAGCAAGAAAGGAATGGATTCTGCACAAGTTACGGGAGCTACAAGCTCTTATGCACGCAAGTATTGCCTCAATGGTTTGTTCGGCATTGATGATGCGAAAGATGCAGATACCGACGAGCATAAACATCAGCAGAACGCAGCAGCAAAGCAGTCAAAACCATCACCTACACCTGAACAGGTTCTAAAAGCATTCACTGACGCAGCATTGCAGAAAAACACCGTGGAAGAGCTTAAACAGGCGTTCGCCAAAGCGTGGAAGATGCTCGAAGGCACACCGGAGCAGCACAAAGCGCAGGACGTTTACAACATCAGACGAGACGAATTAGAAGGAGCTGCTGCTTAATGGCACATTCGATTACTGTAAGACTAAACAAGCCCGCAAGAGAGTTTCAGGCCGGGGAAAATATCGGATTC